AAACCTGAACGCCACTGCAGGCGGAACGCTCAACATAGAAAGAATTACAAATACAGATGAGGTGAATATCTACATCCTAACCGGTCCTGTAAACTTTACAGAAGTATCTATAGGAGATATCGTTACGGTATCTGGCATGAGTAAAACCGAAAATAACGGTTCTTTTCTTGTAACCGGTGTTTCAGAAAACGGTAAAACCTTGAGGGTTTTAAACTCTTTGGGAGTAAACGAGTTTTCAACAGGAACGTGCTCTATCCTCAATAACGCCAACATCACAGGTGACCAGTTCATCATCGGTGGTAACTCTTTGATTGCTGGTGTGGATTTTGTTGTTGGGCCTAACGCTGCTGCTACTGCTGCCAACCTTGCTTCTGCTATTGGTGCTCTTCCAGGAGTCACAGCTACTTCTTCTGGAGGCGTTGTGACGGTTGAGGCTACAGCTCCAAACGCAAACATAACACTAGTCTACAACGACCTTGGTGGTGGCGGTGGAGGTGCCGTTTCCGGTGCAACTCTTGTTGGTAAGCCATACACTACTTCTAGTTTTTCTTGCACCTCTTCTGTATCTGAAGGCGATAGCGTAATAATCTCAGCGCCTTTTGGCGTTTTGAACCGAGGCACTTTCAGGGTGATTCGACGCTTCAATAACTCTATCTATATAGATAATCCAAACTCTGTTGAAGAATCTGTCAACTTGCCTCTTAACTCTATCTCTCTTAGCTATACAGGTACTACTCAGTTTAATGTTCAAGCAACAAATAACAAGATGAAGCTTGTTTGGAACGGCGTTGGAACAGAACCGCTTCTTGGTGTTGCTCGCCCAGGTGATGAGATCACTTTCGGTACCGATTTCTTGTCAAACAACCAAGGAACTTTTATGGTTACCAAATCTGGTGCCAAGCTGCAGGAGATCACAAAAGCAACTTGTATCTCTGGAAACTTAATTACCACTGGTGATTATTGGTTGATAAATGCCGCTGCTAATACTACTGAATACTATGTGTGGTATGACGTAAACGGTGGTGGTGGAGACCCTGCTTTAGTTGGTAAAACTGGAATCCAGGTTGCAATTAACAGCTCGGACACTGCTACGCAGGTTGCGACAGCCACAGCGCTGGCGATCAATACCGTAGCTGGTACCAATCTTACAGCCGTAGCTTCTACCAATAAGGTCACTGTTACAACAACAGGGTTTGCCGAAACTACGGATGCAACCGAAGGTAACATGAATGCTCAGTTTGACATCGAAATCTTGCAACAAGGCCGAAGAACTTTCCTTGAGTGTATAAACCCTGCGGTCTCAGCAGAAACTGGTATTTTGATCACGGACGTTCTTCAGTTGCATCGCCCTCAAATGCTGTATTTTGAATATGAAGCTACAGTTCCTGGGGATTCTTTCGTAATCACGAGCAATTTTTTGGGCTCAACCAACAAGGCTTCTTGGGTTGTTGATCGAGTCATCGATCAGGATACAATACTTGTTGTTGGTACTATGTCAGATAAAGCGTTCACTTCTTTAGCAGGAAATGAAGAGTCTATTTTTGTTCAAGAAAAAAATCCTTATGTAGGATACAAAAAGATTAGAATGCTATTAAATGACCCAGCATCCACAGATCGTGGGATTATGGTGTTTTCAACTTACGAACAGCACAACAAGATCAACGATGTTGGCGAAGTTCAAATCTCTGCAATGGTTAAACTTAATTTTAACACTAAGATCATAAAAGGATTAGATAGCTATCGCTACCATACTGGCATGATCGGAGAGGCAAACCGTATAGTTTACGGTGACCCAAGAGACCCTGTAACTTATTCGGGCGTAGGAGCTGCTGGAGCTGAGATATTTATTCGCGAGCCTCTATTTAGACGTGTTCAAGTCGCTATCGACGTTCGTATTGAGACCGGCATTCCGTTTGCCCAAATTACAGAACAGGTTAGAACAAATATTTCAGCCCTTATCGATGGTAACCCGATCGGCCAATCTATCGCCATCAGTGATATCGTTGAGTCTGTGAACACTATCCCTGGGGTTAGAGCTGTTGCAATTAGTTCTCCTCTTTATAATGCTTCTAACGATACTATCCGTATTTCTCCTTCAGAGAAGGCTAGAATTATTGACCCAACAACAGACATTTCTGTTAGACAGATTGGAAGTTAAAGATGGCTACTACTAAGCAGGAACAGTACGAAAGGCTAAGAAAGCTATTTAACAGTGCCATCCGTGGTCCAAACACGGATGCCATGCTATGGGCTTTAGCAAATCCTGCCGTAAATCTTGTCAATAACGTTGAAGCTATCCACGACAACGTATACATTGCAACTGCTGTAGATCGATACCTAGATCAGAGACTTGCTGACTATAACTTGGTTAGACCAACTAAAGTTGGACTGAGCGATGACATTTTTCGAAAAATAGGTATCTCGGTAATCAATCGAAAACAGGTTCGCGATCTTTTGATGTCTATTTTAAGAATTATGTTTGGCGATGAGCTTACTCAGGCTACCGCAAAAAGTGGCAATGTAGAGCCATATAATCTTGATAACGGAGACCTTCTCAAACTAAAATTTGATGGTGACGAAGCTATTCAGATAAAATTTGAATCTTCACAATTTGTCAATATAAACGCCGCAACCGCTCAAGAAGTGGCCGATGCAATTACTAAGTCTTTAAGAGCGCAAGGCAAGACCGGAAGAGCTTTTGCAAAAGATGATGGCTCAGGTGCGTATGTTGTTATTATCTCTGACACAGAAGGGCCTCAATCTTCCGTTGTTGTTCTTGGCGGACGAGCGCAAAATGAACTACTTTTTGACAAAGTTCGACCAACAACTGGAGGCGCATCTACACAATGGACCGTATCTCTTGTTTCCGGTGGATCACTACGGTTTACATGGTCAGCAGGAGCAAATCCTTCTATTGGAAAAGTTAAAGTTGGCGATTATGTAAATATCTTTGCTTCCGGTTTCAGTTCTGTAAATAAGGGAACGTTTACGATTACCAAAGTAAAAGGCGGAACTGTAAATAATGCGTATTTCGAGATAGAAAACCCTGTAGGAGTAGCTGAAATTGTCCAACAAGGAACTGTTGATGGTGTTCTATTTTTTCAGCCTTTTAAAAATAGCCTTACAACAAAATCTAGATACGCAGCTATCTTCCAAGAAGAGGCAAGACTTCTTGAGGTTTTCATACCGGCAACGACAAAGGTCGTTCGCCGTGACCGAAAAGGAGCCTCCCATATTCATGAGCCAGTTATTACTACGGAAACTTACGACCCAGGAAAAAACGAAATCACGGATGTAACTGTTCCAAATCCCAGCTCCATCTCAGATGGTAATTATTTTCTTTTAAACTCAGCAAATAACACAAATCTTTACTATGTTTATTTTGACAAAACAGGTGGAAACCTTGTAGACCCTGCAATTCCTTCAAGAACTGGCATTAGGGTAGATATCTCGACAGCGACAACCGCTACTGACGTAGCTGTTAGTGCTGCAAGCGCAATAAATAACATCATCCACTTTAATTGTTCTCCGCCGTCAGGTTCGACTTTTAGGATATGCAACGCAGCAGTAGGTGCTTGTAATGACGTTGCAAATGGTAACATAACAGGCTTATCTATAAGTGTTTTTCAGCAAGGTACTAATTTAGTCTCAACTACAAGCTCTTCTCCAAATCCCGATGAGCTTTTACCTGATCAAGAAGGTCCTTACACCTATGACCCTTCTCAGCCCTACGTTCTTTCTGATATAGGAACGTCTTCAACCGCTACGATTTCACCAGATTCAGGTAGGGTGATTCAAGTTTCTAACTCCGCCAATTTTCCAGATGAGCAAGGTTTTTTAATAATCGCTTACGGAACGGACAAACAAGAGGGCCCGATTCCTTATCTGGCTAGACCAAGTAATAACACTATTCTTTTAAGTCCTGCGTATCGTATCGTAAACACCCACCCATCTGGAACAGAGGTCAGGCTTGTTGCCAAAACAGGTCCCGTCTCTATTGATAAATCAGGGAGAGATTTTCCTGCATATCTTACCGACGTTGTTGCCGGAAGAACTTATGCAGAGGATCTTATTAAAGAGGTGGCGGCTACAGGTATCAATGTTGTTATCACCATCCTTTATCCAGGATCAGAGGGATTAGGTAAATGGTCAGAAATTTCTGACGAAAAAGTAGCAATTTGGGGAGACGATTCAGATGTCTAGACCTTCAATTGTACTTTCCGGAGCCCTAGTTAAAATTTACATCAACAACCGAGTTTATAACGAAGCCCAGTCTGTCTCGTATACTCTTGACTATGGAGAAACAGAAGTTTACGGTATCGACACTCCCTTTCCTCAAGAGATTCACTCAACTCGGGCCATGGTCGCCGGCTCTATCTCTGGGATTCGTATAAGAAATTCTGGCGGTATTCAGTCTTTCAACGCTAGACCAAGAATTACCGACATCGTAAAGGCTGAGTATATTAGTATTCGAATCCAAGATAGGAGTACTGGCGAAGACCTTCTTTTTGTTCCAAACGCTAAGATCAGCAAACAAAGTTTTCAAGCTCAAGCTAAAGGCGTTGTGCGTTTAAGTTTTGATTTTAAAGGACTTGTAGGTTTTGAGCCTTCTGATAGAGGCTAGGAATTTTCTAGTTTAGAAGTTAAAAATTTATAAATTTTAACCGTATTTATAGCATCAAATAATGCATCATGGTTTTTTCCTTCAAAAGTTAGCCCAAGTTCTTCCATCGCCGCAGCAAGTCCACCTTTTATTGAAAGACCATTTTCAAACCTGTACATCTGGTAAAGGGTTTTTACATCCCATACGCGGTGTCCCATGAAGTTTGGCTCTCCTGGGTTAGCTTCCTTATAAAGGTGTGCTGAATCGTCCCATGAACCTGAGCCCCAAACCAACGGATTTTTTAGAACTTTGTGCTTTTTGGCAAATTGTTTAAGTTTAAAATAAGCTTCCTTACACGAGTACCCTTCGGTGTCGACCTTGTTTTGTGTGATACCTGTTAGTTCAACGATTTTCTTGTCTAGTTTTTCGCCAGGGTTAACGTAAACCATAAACTTATCAATTATAGCGCCGTCTTTTTTTCTAAAAACGCAAGCGCCTACCTGGATAACTTTTCCGCTAGGCTGGTTCATCTCAAGATCTAGCGAGAGAAGCTTCATGACTCCTGCTCTTTCTCGATTTGCTCCTTAATAGCTCTTTCATCAACCAGAAGATATCCTTTTTCGATACCTTTTTTAAGATTTACAGGACCTAGATTAAGAAGCACCATCTCGACCGATGCCTGGATTCTTCTTTCGATCGTGTGAGGGTATTCTTTTTTAAAAGCTTTTGTGAGATTTTTCCGAAGCTCGGAATAGTCCTTTTCGTTCATATATACCTGGCTTGGAAACGCTTGATTTCCGTGGACAGCCCCTGCTTTTCTTAAAAGAACCTCTGGGTTCTTAAGCATATTTTTTGTAATTTTTACAGTCTTCATTCTTCCACCTCCGGTGTAAGTTTTTTAGAGCGAGTTCTATAGCCGCAAACTTCACAGCTACGATAATACCACTCGCCGTCTGGTTTTCCATATTTAAATATTATCAACTTTCCCTTGCCACATTCATAGCATATTCTGTCTTTTTTCTTAGGCTTAACTTCCGCTGCCTCCTCTACCCTTGATTCTTGAGGGGGAACCCATTGGTTTTTGAGCCTTTCGTTCTCTCTCCGTAGTCGAGCTATTTCGCGCTGTAACTCCTTGTTTTTGTGGGACAATTCCTGAATTCGGCCATGTTCTTTGTCAGTTTTAAAGTGCCTGCCTTTTCCCAAGAGGTCTCCTTTCGAGCCTTGCCCTAAGACTATGATATTATATTTTTAAGATTAAATCTAGTATTTTCGACTGATAGACAATCTTTAGTGAGTAAGCACCGACGTGAGGTATTAAATGTCAGTTAGGCGTAGACAAAGATGGTTAGGATCTCAAAGAATTGACGTTCCTCATCTTCGTTCCATTGAATCTGCTGTATCGGCAGATTTTGACGAGTTGCTCAAAGGTTTTGTCACCGGCGAAAACAACGTCTATGTGGTTCGTGGATTTGAGATAAACATGACAGGGGCTATTGGAGCCGCTGCATCAGGGCTACAGATGCTTGTTGCGTCTAGTACGCTATTCCACGGATCTTCAAGGCAGTCTGGTACTTTTTACACAGTTTCTTCTACGGCCACTCCTGAGGTTTTAAACTCAACGATCAATACTAAGGTTCGCGGTGCTTTCACGCCTAATGCTGTAAACTATGTTGGTATCGAGTATGAGCGTTTTGCAGATACGGCAACTTCAGATACGGTTTATTTTTGGAACCCTACAAATAAAAACGAATTTTCTTCAAACGTACCACTAGCTAATATATTGCGATATAACATCGTTATCACAACTTCGGTGTGGGCTAATAACGTAGTGCCTATTGCTAAGGTTACGGTTGACGTTGCTGGTAACGTCGTCGATATCACAGACCAAAGACCTATGCTTTTCCGATTAGGAACAGCAGGTCGTACAAATCCAAATCCGGCATATGTTTACCCATGGACAAACCAAACAGAAGGTCGATTAGAAAATCCTGTAACGTCGACCTCAAATTCAGTTAATCCTTTTCGTGGTGGTGACAAGCAGATCTACAACTTAAAAGAGTGGATGGATGCTGTCATGTCTTCCTTCAAGGAAATGAAGGGGACAACTTTTTGGTATTCTCAAAATGTTGGTGGTTCTTTAGTTAAATTAAGACAAGACCTTGGAAATACAGTAATTACTGGTCGAGGCCAGATCTCCCATAGTAGTACCGTTGCTGGTCGAATTAACTGGGATCAGGCAATACAAATTGCTCTTGTTAGCTCAAGACTTTCTTTTCAATTAAACGCAAATCCATCAAGCAGTGACATTACGCTTGCCGACGATCAAGCGGCTTATGTAACTTTAAAGCGTGGCGTTAATATTGTGCCCAATCTCGTGTTCACAAACGGAAGTGCGATTGTAACTTCTGTTGGGGGCGTTTCTTGGACAGGCCCTCTTCAAGCTGGCGACTGGGTTAAATTGGCCACTGACGATGATACGAAATATTTAAAAATCCAATCTGTAGACTCACTTTCCCAAGTGACTCTTTCTGTTGTGTATCCTTATACGTCCACTGGCATTTCCGGAGCCAAAGCTCAGTATGCCCTTGGTGTTTATGAGACAAACCCAACTCCTTCGACAGATCGGCATATCCGCGTTGCGGCCAGAAAAGATGTTCCATTTACTGAAGATACCTTCTGGTTTTTGCTAAGATCAGATAACGGTGGATCACTACCTAGGGTTTATGTTCGTTTCCTTGGTTCAGAACTTGAGCAAGGTGAAGATAGAGATATTTCTGATAATACATCCAAAGATATCGTAACCTATATCGGTTCTGTTAGTGAAGTAGATAACTCTCCAGAGTATTCTAACAAACTTGGCGCTCTAGTTTCAGAAGTTACAAGCATTACTGTACCAGCAGCGACTTCTATCACCTCTGGTCAGTACATGCTAATTTATAGCGCCCTTGATTTGAATGAGTATTATATTTGGTTTAACAGAGACAACTTAGGTGGTAACCCAAACATCGTTGGAAAAATACCTATTGAAGTTGCAATCACTACTGGTGATACGGCCAACCAAGTAGCTGCTGCTTTACAAACCGCAATAAACGGTGTGATTGATTTTAACGCAACTGTTTCTGGTGCTACAGTT